TGTGTAATCACCCGGTTTAAATTCTCCTTCAGGCCAAGGGCTTGTCCGCTCATCTCTAAACGTGTCACTCTTTGGCACGTCATCCATGTAAATATCTGTGATCGTATAGTATCCGACCTCTTTTGCCTCGCTGTTAATCATGTTTATACCAGCCCTCAAAATCTGAGGTGCTAGTTCACCTGAAAAACTAACTCTGTAATGATGCTCAAAACGTTTAACGTTGTGTTGATCATATACGCTGTATTTAATCGTTAACGTTCTCATCCTTTTTGGGTTGCTGGAGTTTGTGTGCTTCCTCCATGATTAATGAATATCCCTTTGCAACGTCTTTCCAAGTCGTTCCGGGCTCTAATGGGTTTAAGCCCAAAGCTTCACAAAGAAGCTCATAAAGTGTAGCGCATCGGCTCGCTTTTCGGAATATTTCCATATTCCCTAGTTCGTCGTCTGTCATAATATAGTGTTTAAAAAGTTACTAGTTTTCGCTGTGTTCAAAGTTGTTGAAGTGTTGTATATCAGACAGCTTATCACACATAAATATATGTAATGCAAATTCAGTCCACGTCCAATACTTTACAAAGTATTTGGGATGTTTGTATAAAATCTCATAAAATGTATCCATAAGTCAAAGATAAAAAAACATTTTCAAAAGCCTCTACTTTTTGGCCCTTTTATTTTACTAAATCTCGCCTTTTTTCTTTTGCCTTCAGCTTCATCAGGATTAAGGCCTTTTCTTAAGTCCTTTTGATACTGTTCATCTGTAACATCTTGGACTACTTTTTTGATATGTCCCAATAGTGCGTTTTTATGAGGATGTGGAATTCTGATTGTATTACAGACACCTAATGCATCAGGCCCTGAAACTATACTGTCCGGCCAAAATTTCTTTGCGTAATATCTAGGAAGGGCTATTTTAAATTGGTCAGATAATACATAATTGTTGTCAAGAGCTGCTGAGTGGTGTCTTTTAGACTCTTCTGTGATGTAATTACTTCCCAAGCCTTTTGATCGGAGTGAAAATTCAGGTATAACCTGCTCATCGTAAAACCACTCTTTTGACTCTTTTTTCTCGATGTATTTAAGTGTATAAAACATACTCGGAATGTCTGCCTCTCTGTACTGGATATTACCGAAAGTCCAAGCCTTAGCAAATGAGTCCGGAAAACAATTATATATGATTGCATGATAGTGCGGGCGTCCAAATAATCCACCGTATTCTCCGCAGGCGTAGTATCGAATCGATTTACGTGCCACCTTTTTTTGGGCTTTAATTTCAGATATATACACGCCATCTGTAGCATGATAATACCTAAGCCTTTTAAAAAAGTCCTGCAAATCCTTTTTGCGTAAAGTAAGATTCCCGAGCTGAGTAATCGGTACGTGATCAGTATCATATGTGAGAGTGATGAAATACGCACTAACCGACCGTCTGTCCTCCTGAATGAGTCTAAACGCCCATTGGTTGATTCTTCGTCGTAAACACGGATAACACTTTCCACAAGCCACATTAACAGAATAAATAGGCTGATTACCGCTGTAACGAGGACGTTGTAATTTGATAAATATTGGTGCATCGCAAGCCATAATTAAATAGTTAAATAATTAAAAAAGGCCCGGTACGTTTACCGGGCCATCCCATGAACTAAGGACTATAAAGACGGAATACCAAACTTAGGTAGTGATCTCCAGACATACACATTGTTGAAAATCCATGCGTAAATCTCGTGATCTTGTGCGGCTGCAATCTGGAATACTCGGCTGACAGGCGGAAAGCAAGTAACAAACTCTGTATTCAAAACCGGGTCTGTAAGAGTGTCTGGAGTGGTCTGCGTAAATACACGGCTCATGTGAAAGCTTAGCCATAATGTACGCATCTCAGCACTTACAATATCGTTTTGCCATCTGTATTCGCTGAATCTTGGAATGTAACCAAATACATCCTCGTTGTGGTTGATATTTGGAGCCAGATTGTTAAAATCGTAACGTAACTCCTTATACTTGATCTCCTGATCACCAATTCCAGCAAATTGTTCGAAAGCATAGTCATAAACGGTGCCCGGTTCTGCTCCGGGTATACCGACACCACGTGTCCACATCTTAGAAAGTCCTTGCATGTAACTACTACGCGGCTGAATATTGATAATACCAATGATAAAACCATGCTCTTTACAGAAGTATTTAATCCTCTGCTTGCCGGATTCCATTGCCAAGGCTTGACCTGCATAACTACCTAAAGGTTGAAAATCACTATCAACTTCCGTACTGGCAGTTGCCATAACCTCGGATATAACAATTCGGCCTTTATAACCACCAATGTATACGGGCAAATCAATTGTTCCGGGATCAGGATCAACACCAAAATGGCCTTTCAAAAAGTCCCGGTATCTCTGTCCTGTTCTCATTAGACGTTCCAAAAATTCCAACATTCTTGCAGCTAGTCTGAATTGCCTCATTGTTGCTGCTGTTTCCTGATTATCAAGGTAGATAGGATTAACAGCATCACCAACGATTCTTGGGCCATCGGTCACATTTAATTGTTCTTGTCCGATAAATTCATAGGCAGATACTGTGTGTGTGGACTCATTTCGGAAACGATATGGCCCGCGAACATTACCTTGAATAGGTTCATCACTTGGTAATACGAAATCAACATTGTACATAGGAACCAGAACTTCTGCTCCTACTTGTGGTGTCGGTAGTGCCGCAGTAAAATAGTCACGGTTCCATAATTTGTTGGCGACAAATAAAGGCGCAACGCCAAAATATTGCGTCCATCCGGTAGTAGCATTAAGTCCATCTTGCAGAGGAATCTGTATTTCTTCTTGGATTTGTGTATTACGATAGTACTCATTCCAAATTTTCCAATAAGCAGCGATTGGGCCGGCATTGATATTAATAAAATTAATATTGCCTGAGCCGCTAGTTACATCATCAGTAGGGAATCCCATGTAATTTACAATTGAATAGCGGCCGTTGTCTTCTATTCCGTCAACTGGCATTTCAAAATAAGGAGCTAATAAATCCTCACGTTGCGTAATATATGCAGACCAAGAATTTTGACCAGTGACATCACCGGGCCAAAGAATACGCCACGGCACATAGAAATAATGTACCGTCATGTCACATCTGTGCATGATCGGCAAATACAGTGGAGCGAAGCGACACATAATCTCAGAATCGATGTCAAAATCATCTCCGGGCAATGTCTCAAGAGTAAGGAACGGAATCAATTGTCCCATCGAAAAAGTTGTCTTGTGATCGTGTGACAAATCGAACTTGTTCTTTTTTCTCTTAAAATTATCAGGACGGCTTGCGAACTGTGAAAAGTCGCGGGCTTGATTACTTACCATTATGTTCAGTATTTGAAGCGTTAGGAATAGGATTTAATTTAGCTTTAGCAGCTGCATCAGCTTCCGCATTAGCGATTGCTTCTGCTTTGGCCTTGTCATTTTCTGCTTTCTTCGCCTGCATGGTTGCTTTGGCATCAGCCAACAATTGCAACCGTTCTACTTTGTCCAAACGATCGAAATTTGGAAGTTCCATTCCTTCTTCTTCATAGTATCCTTTCAATTTCTCTGCAATACTTGGCGCTGAATAGCGCGTAATTGCGTCGGAAATATTGACACTCTGATTAGGAATAGTAAGAGACCGTCCTCCGGCTCTCTCATACAAAATCTCAGGGCGGTATCCGCCCCAAAAATTACTTGTTTTAAGTTCCATAATGATAAAAAATTAGTTGTTTGAAATAGGACGATTTGCAGCGCTTTGCATGTATTGGCCGATTAAAGCGCCAATTGCCTTTCCGATGTTTCCGTTTTGATAGGCTTCGATAAAATCGTTGGTGAATTGCCGTGCTGCTCTTTCGTTTTCAATTTGAAGTTCGCCACGAGCGATTTGCATACCTAAATGGCGTAGTTCTTCATCTTGTAACTGATCTCCGTATCGGTCTTGCCATGACCTGATACGTGCCTGAATAGCTGCGGTCTGATGTTTGTATTCAAGCTCAGCCGCTTGTATCTCGTCTCTTTGTCTGTTTCTAAAGGCTCCAAAAGTAATTGGGTTGCCTTTGTGATCTGTTTGCATTGGGTGCTGTTGCTTTGCATAATTTGCATCAATTTCTTTGATGTTTGCGTCTGCTTCAGCACCGCGTGCGTTTGCTTCAATCGCTCTAATTTGCGCTTGTTGCATTCTGTTCTGCATAAAATTCTGTACACCTTCAGCATAACCGAGTGTAGGGTCTACATTACTACTCCGGGGCATATCGCTTTGACTTGATACACCTCCTGAAAAAAAGGACGCGGCCGGAAGGCCTGCGGCCTTCAATCTCTGTAACTGAGCAGCAGGACTGTTGTACTCGTTCTGCCTCTCTAAATCATCTAACGCCCATCGGCGTTGCATTTGCGCACTTGCTTGCGCTCCTATGCCGGGAATAACGGCCCCGGCAATGCCACTGAGAAAACCTAGTGTAGGATCCATGCAACAATATAAATGTATTTCCTTAAATACAAACTTTTTCCTGCCAAAGCTTCACGCCACCGCCCGCGCCAAACAAAAACGAAAGCCCTAAGACGGTCTTAGGCAATGCCAAACAAAAAAGTCTTTAGGGCGGTAATATTCGAGCGCAGCGAGCGGAAACGTGAGAAGTCACGTAGAAAATGTGTTTACCTTAGGCCGCTTGCGGCCATTAAACACGTAAAAATGGGCGGCCTCAGGCCGCTCATAACTCTAAACAGTGCTTGCACTGTACCTAACTGTGTTAGTTTAGTCTTGATAAAACCGAAGGTTTAATCCTTAAAGCTATGTCGTAGACATAGCTAATCGTACACGATTGGGGGGAGCTCGAGGGGGTGCGATCACGCACCCTCTAAATATAGCGCATGACGGCGTAGTTTACGGAGCAAGGAATAAGCAATATACGAGGGGGCACGCATTGCCCCCCTCGATAAAAAGTATATATGCATTCATGCATATATACTTAAATAAAAAAGCCCCCCTAAAAAGGGGGGCAAATGGGGGGTGTACTCCCAATATATCTAAAAAACTGGACATATCTATAATAGCCTCTTGGTCTATTATAGCCAGATGACAGGACTCTACTCCGGGTCGGGGTCAATCGGCCCAGACATCCCTTTCATAAACTTTGTGTAATCACCCGGTTTAAATTCTCCTTCAGGCCAAGGGCTTGTCCGCTCATCTCTAAACGTGTCACTCTTTGGCACGTCATCCATGTAAATATCTGTGATCGTATAGTATCCGACCTCT